AAGATGCCGCTAAATTTAGCATCTCCTGGAATTGTAGTAAGGGAAGTTGATCTTACTCTGGGCAGAACTCAACCAGCTTCAGATAAAATTGGAGCAGTTGTGGCACCTTTTGCGAAGGGACCGGTAGATTTACCAATTTTAATTCAAAATGAAAACGAATTATTAAATAATTTTGGAGAACCATATACTATAGATAAGCACTATGAGCACTGGTTGAGTGCATCTTCTTATTTGGCATATGGTGGATCGCTTAGAGTTGTAAGAGCAAATGATAATTCTTTAAGAAATGGATTTGTAGGAACCGCAAACGGAGTTAAAATTGATAGTTTAGATCATTATATTTCTTTGGGTTATGATGATAATACTCTTACGGGTGTAACGGTTGCTGCAAAAAATCCAGGTTCTTGGTCTAATGGTATTAGTGTTGCTATTATAGATTCGAAGGTTGATCAAATATTAAGTGGTATTAATACTCTTGCCGGTGCTGGTGCCGGTGCCGCTTTACAAGTTGGTTATGGAATTACACAATCTGTGGTTGGTAAAGTAGATATTGGTGCAGGAACAACTTCAGTATTGGATGGGTATCTTAAGGGAATTATTACTGAAATTGGATTAAGCAAAATTGGAGTTAAAGTTTTAAGTCATGTTTCTGCAGCAGGAACAGAAACATTTAAAGACTATACACCATCTGGAGAATTTTCTTTCACTTCATCAGGATCAATTGGTATTCATACAAATTCTCAAACAACTTCATATGGAAGTACATCATATACTTCAAGATTAGATTGGTTTGATCAACAAACTATTAGATTGATTGGTGTTGGTCAAACAATCGGATTTACAGATATTAATTGGAATAATGTTGCACCAAGACCAGGAACTTCTTCATATGCATCTGCAAGAAATTCAAGATTTGATGAAGTTCATTTAGTTGTAATTGACTCTCAAGGAAAAATTACAGGAAATTCTGGTTCAATTCTCGAAAAACATTTAAGTCTTTCGAAAGCATCTGATGCAGAATTTTCAGTTGGATCTTCTTCTTATTGGAGAAAGTATCTAGAAAATAATTCTGATTATATTTTTGGTCTCAATTCCCCAACTGGTATTGTAACTACCGGATACAGTTCTGGATTTACTTTACAAGCAGATTTTGGTTGGGATCAAAATGCCGAGAATATTATTTTTGGAGCATCAGGATCTTCAACAAATATTTTATCAGGAGGTCTTAATTATGGTGGATTATCAGATATATCCACAGCAGGATCTCTTACGGCAACTATTGCAGAACTTTCTGATGGATATTCATTATTTGCAACTCCAGAAAATTATAAAGTAGATTTCTTGATTATGGGATCTGCCGCATATCCTAAAGCATCTGCACAATCACTGGCTCAAAAACTTATCTCTGTTGCAGAACTAAGAAAAGATGCGATTGCATTTATTTCTCCATATAGGGGAGCAGCACTGACTGATACATCATCCCAAACTACAGCAATTATTAATTCTTCAGATACGATTACTGATAGTGTAATTTCATTCTATTCACCACTCCAATCATCTTCTTATGCAGTCTTTGATTCTGGATATAAGTATATGTATGATAGATTTTCAGACACCTTTAGATATGTCCCATTAAATGGTGATATAGCAGGTATTTGTGCCCGTAATGATATTAATAATTTCCCCTGGTATTCTCCAGCAGGAACCTCCAGGGGATCTATCCTAAATGCCATTAAATTGGCATATAATCCATCAAAAACTGAAAGAGATCGTCTTTATTCAAATAGAATAAATTCAGTCATCTTCTCTCCTGGAGCTGGCATTATTCTATTTGGTGATAAGACAGGGTTTGCAAAAGCATCGGCATTTGATCGAATTAATGTTCGTAGACTGTTTATTTACCTTGAGGACACAATTTCAAGAGCATCAAGAGATATATTATTCGAATTTAATGATGAGCTTACAAGAACTAATTTTGTAAATACTATTGAACCTTTCTTGCGTGATGTTCAAGCGAAGAGAGGTATATTCGATTATGTTGTTGTTTGTGACGAAACAAATAACACGGCGGCAGTTATTGATGCCAATGAGTTTAAAGCGGACATTTACATCAAACCAGCAAGATCGATTAACTTCATCGGTCTTACATTTATTGCCACCAAGACTGGTGTTGATTTTGAAGAAGTAATCGGAAACTTTTAATTAATCAAGAGGTTTTAAAACAATGGCAACTAGAAATCAGTTAAATCCACCACCTAAAAGAAAAATTACAGACTTTAAGAGTAAGCTGTCTGGTGGTGGTGCCAGAAGTAATCTCTTCGAGGTTGTTCTGTCCTTTCCGGATGCTGCTCCTGCCGATGCTAATGTCCTAGACAAATCAAGATTTTTGGTTAAAAGTGTCGCTATGCCAGCATCAACCGTAACTCCATTACCGGTTGCCTTTAGAGGAAGAACTTTAAATGTTGCCGGAGACAGAACATTTGAAAGTTGGACAATTACAATTATTAACGATACAGATTTTTCAATTCGTTCTGCATTCGAAAACTGGATGAATACAATGAACAAAGTCTCTGATAATACCGGTATTACTGATCCGGCACTTTATCAGGCAGATGCCTTCGTTTATCAGTTAGATCGTGATGGTTCAACACTGAGAGCATATCATTTTTATGATTTGTTTCCAACTAATATGTCCTCAATTCCTTTATCATATGATGTAGAATCGATTCAAGAATTTACCGTAGAAATGCAAGTTCTGTGGTGGGAAGCAATTAAAGGTGATTCTACAAAAGCTGGTGGTATAGACATCAACTAAATATAACATATCAAGAGTTTAATTATATAAGATGGCAAAACTTTTTGGGTTTTCGATTGAAGATAATGAAAAAAAATCAAAATCAATAGTCTCCCCCGTTCCTCCTAACAATGATGACGGGGTTGATCATTATATACAATCTGGATTTTATGGTCAGACTATTGATATTGAGGGAGTTTATCGCACAGAATATGATTTAATCAAAAGATATCGCGAAATGTCACTTCATCCAGAATGTGAAGGGGCAATTGAAGATGTTGTGAATGAGGCAATTGTAAGTGATTTGTATGATTCTCCTATAGAAATAGAATTATCAAATTTAAATGCAAGTGATAAACTTAAAAAAGTTATAAGAGAAGAATTTAAATATATCAAAGAAATTATGGACTTTGATAAAAAGTCTCACGAAATTTTTAGAAATTGGTATGTTGATGGTCGATTATTTTACCTAAAAGTAATTGATGTTAAAAAACCTGAAGATGGAATTAAGGATTTGAGATATATTGATCCTATGAAAATGAAATATGTGAGACAAGAAAAGAAAACTAAAAATAATTTTGGTCCAAATATATCGATTCTTCCAAATTCAAATTCAAACCAAATTGCATATCCTGAAATTGAAGAGTATTTCATTTATACTCCAACATCAACATCAAACTATGCTCCAAGTATGCTCGGATCTTCAACCAAAGGTTCTGTAAAAATTTCAAAAGATTCAATTACATATTGCACTTCAGGTTTAGTCGATAGAACCAAAGGAACAGTATTATCATATCTTCATAAATCGATTAAGGCACTTAATCAATTAAGAATGATTGAGGATTCTCTTGTTATATACAGAATGTCAAGGGCTCCAGAGCGTCGTATTTTTTATATAGATGTAGGAAATCTACCTAAGGTAAAAGCAGAGCAATACTTAAAAGAAACGATGTCTAGGTATAGAAATAAATTAGTTTATGATGCAGCAACCGGAGAGGTTAAAGACGATAGGAAATTTATGAGTATGATGGAAGATTATT